GGTTAATTCAATTATCAGCATATGGTGCACAAAATCAATATTTAAATGGAAATCCACAAATGACCTTCTTTAAAGCTGTTTATAGACGTTATACGAATTTTTCAATGGATGCTATCAGAGTTGATTTTGAAGGAACAAGTGAATTATCTATTGATCTCGATGTACAACTTAGGTGTAAAATTCCAAGAAGTGGAGATCTTATAAGCAAAATGTATTTTGTTATCAATTTACCAGATATATATTCTGGTTATGATCCAGAAACGGATATTGACTATAAATTTTGGTGGATATCCTCAATTGGTACGAATATGATCAAAAAAACCAATATATCTATTGGGGGCAACAAGATTAGTGAGATGTACGGAGAGTGGATTGAGATTTGGCATGAAATATTCGGGGATCATGCTACAAAATCGCATTATGATCATATGACGGGTAATGTAGCAGACGTGTTTATGCCTCAATATAATGGTATTAATGGAGGTACATATCCTACTTCTACCCTATCTCCATATTTACATACAAATCCACAAGATGCGACAAAGGTTACTATTTTTACCGCAAACCCTTATTTACAACCTCCATCTATTCCTGGTAGAACACTTTATGTACCTCTTCCATTTTGGTTTACTACAAATCCTGGACTAGCATTGCCATTAATATCTCTTCAATATCATGAAGTTCATATTGAGATAGAATTGAGAAAAATAACTGAATTATATACAATTATTGAGACTAAAAATAATATAGGTAGTGCGGTTAGGGGTCAAAGACGCAGACCACTTTCTAGTGAATCGCATCATCATATTGGCAATTTTATAACGGGAAATAAGAGTGAAGATTTTGTAAGAAACACAGATTTAGGGGATGGTAATACAAACATTCAAGGTTGGAATATGGATGCTCATCTTCTTGTAAATTACATATATCTTGATAAAGAAGAACGTACAAGATTTTCAAATAATTCTCATGAATATTTGATAGAACAAGTGAATCTTAAAGAATTTATGGGTATAGTTGGTACAAAGACGTTAAATCTTGAATTAGAACATCCTGTAAAATACCTTGTTTGGTTTGGACAAAGGGATGATATTGTAACTGAAGTAAATGCTCATAATAATTATACAAATTGGAGACATGAATTTATTCCACCGGGATCGGACAGTTATTTAGAGTTTGTTGGAGCTGATAACCAAGATGTTCTTTTTTATGAGTTAGCAGAAACAGACGGTTCACCTATAATAAATCAACTCTCCCCTACAAATGAGTTTGGTTCTATTAATTACACAGAAAAAGATAGAGCTGAATTGCCAACTAAATTTAATTATCATTTTTATAAAGAAAATATAATAGAATCCACAAGACTTTTGTTTAATGGTATCGAAAGATACGCATCAATGGAAAAAATGTATTTTGAGCATGTTCAACCTTATCAACACGATGTTAAATTAGATAAAAAAGGTGTGCATATGTATTCCTTTTCATTAGATCCTACAAAATATCAACCGTCTGGAGCATGTAATATGTCACGAATAAAAAATGTACAATTAGAAGTAGAAACTGTAGATGTATATTCTGTAGAAAACAATACATCCTCAAATGAAACCCTCCAACACGAATACAAATTTAATATTAATGTATATGCAGTTAATTACAATATATTAAGAATAATGTCTGGTATGGCAGGATTGAGTTTTAGTTCTTAAATTTATATAATTATAAATTTAATAATAATGCCAGTTACACTTTATAACCAATCAAGAATTAAACAAGTTGGTCCTAAAAAAAATAAACCAAAAAAAAAACAAAAGAATGTTAAATCAAAAAAATCTAAAATTTGTAAATCAAAAAAATGTATCTCCAAAAGAAGTAAAAAACACAAAAAAACAGTTAAAAAAATAAAGGGTGGGGCTACAACTATATATGATAATCAAATCAATAATAATCAAATCAAATCTTTCATAGATGATTTACTCAACTTAAAAACACAATGGTTTTTTAATACTTCACCAGTTTTAGAAAGGAGCGAAGGAAATAAGGATACTATCTTTGAAGAAGATACTATACACGATGTTATTAATCCAGGATACGCTCCAAGAGATTTTGAGGATTATCTCTGGATACCGAAAAACATCAATGTCACTAAAAACATCAATGTCACTAACCCACAATACATAGAAATGCGTAAAAAATTTAAGGATGATATAAAAGTTATTGACCGTGAAACATTACTTTCATTGGATGATAAGTATGCTATTTTTAAAGATTATGGGTGGGGTCCAAATTTATTAGGTTTGTCTGCACTGTTAGACTCCGCGAGTACACCTTCTTTAAAAAAATATGAGGCATATAAAGAAAAGACCTCTAAGAATTGTCCCTATGATAGTTTGTGCAAAGAAGAAAAAGAATGTCGAGACTGCGATGATGCTTTGACACGTTCTGATTTACCTTTATATACGTATTTACAAAATACGTACAGTGACGGTTTCCCTTATTTTAGTAATGATCCCACACATGAAAAAAAAAATATAATTCTTTTGAATTTTTTATGGTATGCTACTATTGCTTATTGTGCAAAATGCTCGGAACCAAAAAATCAAATACAATGGTCTTTTGGAATTCAATTTCTATTTTCAATGTTTTTTACAAATATAGAAGAGGGTGGTTCATCATATATACCTACTTGTCAATTTATTGATTTTGAGAATCACAAAACTACCAGTGTTTTCAATGATAATGATGGCCAAGTTTTCAATGCAATTAAAAATATAAGGGAACTTTTTATTGAAACACATTTAAAAAAATATCTCAATTTTACTGATTCTTCTTATAATGATCTGTTGAGACGTACGGAAGACAAACGAGAACATTCATTTAAATTCAAAATAAGTCAAAGTGAAATTGCTAAAAAAATTAGAAGTGTACTCAGAAAAAATTGCCCTTCCACCTACAAAAGTGAATATATAGTACCACGTGGAAATGAATCTACCGAATCCACAAAAGATACTATATATTGCATTCAAAGAATAACTGAGATTTTTTATGACACATATCCAGAAACACATATGGATAAAGGAATTCTGAAAAAAAACCTAGTATATGTTTTGAGAGTATTAAAATTTTGTGGTGATCGTTCTCATCTTATTTTATCAAAAATAAATAAAATAGCATTTAAAAATAGTAATGGTTCTGATAAACTACGTCCAGAACTATTGTATACTGGCGAAAGACCTCTAAGTATATCAACAATTGCTGAAGAAATAAATGGCGTATT